GAAGAGACATCACCAGGACTAAGGGAATTCACTCCTGAGTTTAATGAGGGTCAAAAATGGTTCCTAAGCAAGTGGAGAGGTAAACTGTGATTGTAATTGTAGGGAACTATATTAGTATTATATTGTGAGTAACCTTGACCTTGATTATTTCGAGAAGATACTTTGCTATCGTTCTTTGTGTGACTCTACGTATTTAGCTTCTATTGTTGATTACGTTAAGCCTAAGTATTTTAAATCTAAAAATATTGCAAAAATATTTGAGATTATTAACGATTTTTATGCTAAACGTGAAAAGCTACCAACGCTAACCGAAGTTAAGACGTATCTTACTACAGAAGAGCATAAAGATTCATTTAAACAGCTTGTTGAGTCATTTAAAGACATTGATAAGAACATAGATAATAGTGAATTGTATGATAACACAGAGAGATTTATTAAAGAAAAATCTGTATACCATACAATGCTTGAAGTAGCGAGTGATATTGCTAAAGGTTCAATCGATACTTCAGATATTCTTAATAAATTTGAGACTTCATGTAATATTAACCTTGTAACCGATAGAGGTCTTGATTTGTATCGTGATGTAGATATTATTGTAGAAGATCTAACGAGTATTCAAAAAGCTATTCCTAGTACATGGGAGTGGTTCGATGATGCATTGAATGGCGGGTTTCAAGAGAATGGTCGTGCACTTTATGTATTTGCCGGTGAGACTAATATCGGTAAATCTATCTTTCTAGGTAATATTGCTACAAATATTGCTAATCAAGGAAAGAATGTACTTCTTATTACTTTAGAAATGTCAGAACTACTGTACGCTCGTCGTATTTGTACTAATGTTAGTAAGATTCCACTAAAAGAACTAGCAATTAACTCGCACTCACTACGACAAGCACTAAAAGAACAAGAGGATGAAGGTAAAGGCCGTATTTTTATTAAAGAATTTCCCCCTAGTACAGTTACCCCTAATCAGTTAAAGGCATTTATTAAAAAGATCGTTGATCAAGGTATTAAGATTGATGCTATTGTATTAGATTATCTCAATCTACTACATTCTACTATAGGTTCTAACTCATATGAACGCATTAAAAATGTTACTGAGCAAGTTCGTGCTATGACTTATGTGTTTAATTGTCCGATTATATCTGCAACTCAGTTAAATCGATCTGGCTTTAGTTCTGCTAACCCAGATCTTACTACGATCTCTGAATCTGTTGGTCTAGCAGCTACTGCTGATGTTATTGTATCGATTTATCAGAACGAAGAAGATAGAGAACTAGGTATTATTCGATTAGGTATGATGAAGAATAGGTATGGACCAAGAGGTCATACTCAAGCTATGAGAATCGATTATACTACACTTACTATTACGCAAGCAGAAGATAGTATTAGTTCTACAGAAGACAGCTCGTATAATATGCTACAATCCTTTGGAAGTTGATTATGTAGCAACTATTTGTAAATACGAGTAGTGAAACCAGCTACTTGTAACGACAACCTTAAGGTTAGTATTAGTGCCTTCCGTAATGGTAAAAGAGATTTTGATGTTCAAGAACTTAACGATATTAAATTATATTTTTTAAAATATAAAGATCAGCTAAGTACTACACAATTCTTTAGAGGTGAATTGCAAGAATATCTTGTAATTAGCTGTTTTGCAGATGAGTTTCAAGAAGAGTTGCTTAATCACATGATTAAAAAGTTATGTGCAGCTATTGCTATTGTTGTATCAGTTAAGGATAAAGAAGTATTAATAAAAACAAATAAAACAGTTTGTAACGTTAATTTGTGTAAATTATCTCAACTATTATGTGATGGTAATTGTATCGACGAAAGTAAAGAAATTGCTCAAGGTAAACTTACAGAAAAGTTTCTTAAATTTACAACTAAATTAACACCATGCATTTAACACCTGTTGTAAATCCTTCACAGAGTATTATAGATAGAGAAAGTGAACATATATTACTCTCTTTTTGTTCGTTTTGTACACTCTTGAAAGGTAAGAAATTATCTTTTCAAAATGTGTTTATACTCGCTTTACAGGATGAAAAATTGAGAAGTATATTAAAAGACCTTTTAGGAGTTGATTCTAACTACGAAATCGTTAAACTATTTTTAGAATATGATCCTACGATCACTAAAAGTAAGTATATAACGAAATGGCTTAATTCTAACCAGAAGATAGATTTATAAAAACGCTAGACTATGTCTCTAACTGAATTAGAAAAACAAATTTATAACGCATATTTAATTGCGAGTAGAACAGCAAAAGATAAGCCCTTTAAATTAAGGCAAGATTTTACTAAGATTGACGATAAGACTTATATTATTCTTAAGAAACTATCCTTACTATTTCAAAGTAATAGAAATGTAATTATATCAGATTTTTTTAAAGCACCGTATCAGTATTATGGTGATAATGAATACTTCGATCTACAATATTTTACAACGCCGAAAGCTATTAAGTGCTATGCGTTATATAAAAGAAACCAAGAAACATCTTCTCCGGATAGTGATGACAATATTACAAAATGTAAACAATGCTGTACATTTATTATGCGTTATTGTGTTGTTAATAACTTAACACTATCTGAATACAAGAGTATAAATAACGGTACAACACCTCTGGTGTTACAACACCTCCGTGATCATAGCATAAATTTTTATGTTATACACGGTCTTGAATGTGACAGAATTATTAGACAAGTTGAACCAGATCTCTTAGAATTTTTTATTACTGATTTTAATAAACTGCTGAATGATACACGGATTAATTTCCAACAATCTGCAAAATTAAAGGTAATGATAAGAGAATCTTTTCGACTTATTGAAGAATATCTGTTGAAAAATAAAAAAAGTGAGATATAATAAAGTATAACCAAAATTAAACTAACAACCAAAATATAAAATATGAGTTCATTCAATACATCAATGTTTCAATCCATCAAGGATGCACTAGTCAAAAATGAAGGTGAAGGTAGTAATGCTACCTACAACGAAATCATGAAGACTACACCAGGCAATACCTATACTATTAGATTGTTGCCCTTCGCTAAGGATCCAAAAAATACGTTCTTCCATTATTACAATCATGGATGGCCGTCATTTGCAACAGGTCAATACGTACAAACTCTATCGCCGATGACCTTCGGTGAACGTGATCCGATCGCTGAAGAACGCTTCAAGATTCTACGTGCAGGATCAGAAGACGATAAAGAAAAAGTCAAAGCAATTAAACGTATTGAGAAGTATCTTGTTAACGTTTATGTTGTTGATGATTCACAGAATCCTGATAACAACGGCAAAGTTAAGATTCTTCGTTACGGTAAGCAACTTCATAAAATTATTATGGAGGCTATTGAGGGTGAGGATGCAGAAGAGTTCGGTCCACGAATTTTCGATCTTGGATCTACCGGTGTTAACTTTAAAGTTAAGTGTGAAAATCAAGGAGAGTTTCCTACCTATGTATCATCACGATTTACTTCAGCAGGTAAACTTGCTCTTACAGAAGATGAGCAAAAGAAGATCTACGATAGCACTTTTGATCTTACAAAAGTCTTTAGTCTTAAGTCATATGATGAACTTAAAGCTATGCTTAATGAACATTACTACTGTAAGACGGAAGCCTCTGAACCCGAAGTAACTACTCAGCAAGCTAGAATTTCAACACCATCAACTCAAGAAGAAAAAAATGCAGATAATTCACCACTTAAGGCATCATCTCAATTTAATGATACTTCTATTGATGATGAAATCGACGAGCTTCTCAAGGACCTGTAATATGACTGACGAAGAAAAACAAGCATTCTTAATGTTTGCGGGGACTATGCATGGCATTGCAAAGCAAACTGATCAGATGATTATGGGTCAGTCGGTTAACCTAAGACCTATTAGTACAGACATTCAAAATACGTTTGCGCAAGTGTTACAAGCACCTACACAGCGTGCAGAGATGCATCACCAAGCTCCGATAGAACAACCAATTGAGCAACCATTGGTATACGAACAACCTATAATCCCACCACAATCCTTACCGATCAGTGAACCAATTGTTGGTGTTGAGCAGGCTGTTAAAGAGTTAAAACATATTCAGCAAGCTATTAGACCTACAGAAGTAACAAATAATGTAGACATTATTGACGTTCTTAAGGAAATTAGCTTGAACTTAGCTAGAATCGCGACTACACTTGAAAGCCATGGCGGACAAAAGAGAACTAAGAGTACTAAAGCAGCCTGAATTTGTAAAGTTTCTAGATGCGATATCGAAAATCAACGAGTCAGCGATAGTAAATGTACAGGCTGGAGAGCCTGGTCAACTATCCTGTCTCGTCTCTTCCGCAGACAATACACTAATATTGTCTGCGGAATTAAATTCGGTAGAAGCTAATTTTAACGGTACAAATAATATACCTGACATTAAGAAACTTATTCGCGTTATAGATAGCATTTCTGTAAAGGAAATGATATTGAATGTTAATTCAAATAACTATGAATATAAAGATAACCGTGTTAAGTTTAAGTATCATTTGTATGAAGACGGGTTGCTTGCAAAGCCTACTATTAATATTGAAAAAGTTAAGAGTTTTAAATATGATATTAGTTTTCAGTTAACAAAAGATATCCTACAATCAATTATTAAAGGTAGTACATTTGCAACTGAGACTAATAAAGTATATCTTTTTACAGAAGATGGCTGCTTAAAAGCGGAGTTAACTGATAGAGCTCGACATAATACTGATGCATTATGTTTGGATCTAGGTGAAGTTAATTTTGTACTTAATCCCTTACCCCTTAATTTGGATAATATTAAACTTTTATCTACTATTGGAAATATTATAGATGTAGGAGTAAATACACAGTATGGTGTTTGCGTGTTTGATATGCAAGCAAATGACATTAAATTAAAATATATTGTAACCTCACTAACACAATGAAGATTGCTAAAAATAAAATTACCACATTATCATATTTCGTAAAACGTTTAAAAGATTGTAAGTTTAATACATGGAAAATTAATACTAACTATTCTATTGCAGATCCAAGAAAATGGACTATTCTAGTTGATCCGGGTAATTCATCCTTGTTTATTACTTGCTATGAAAATAAGGACTTTAAAGGTGAAATGATGTTTGAGTTTAATGACGGTGGTAGACTATTTCCACGCAATTACTCGTTAAAAACATCATCAATGGAAGTAGTTATTACTAGTTTAATTGAGAGAGGTATTCCGCAACTAGAAGAATGAGATGTTTAGTCGTAAATCTGAAATAGGTCATATTTACGCAGTTCATAGCGGTACATATGCAGGTGAGATGTTAATACTTGTTGAAAAAACAGCACAGTTTTATAATTTTCTTGCAGTACCGACTATGTTAAATCGAAATGTACCTAAAGAATCATTTGAATTAGCAAGGAACTCTAATATTATTAAGTACGTCGAGCAAGGTCCAAAAGAAGTTGTTGCAGTATGCGTAGAACAATATAAAAAAAATGAAGACTCTAATAATAGATTAAACCCTATTAAATCTTTTTAGATAGTTTAATCTTGTAAGATCTGACTTACAATTCTTCGAACATGTTTTTTTAATATACCCCTTAGTTATCATATATTGTGTTTGGTAAATTTCTCTATTGCATATTATACACGGCTCGTACTTCCCTGTCATTAAAGATGGCTTTTTAATACCTGTTAGGGATTTTTTAAGATTATTACAGTGTTCTTTACTTCGTATTTTACCGGTTAGAGCTATACTGATTTTTTCTTTTGTTTTTAAACTTTGTTTACTACCTATACGTGATTTTCTAATATTATTTTTATGACGTTCTGTAAGTGGACCAGAGTTGAACTTAAGCACCTGACTATTATTACGTCGATTTAACCAATTAGTACTCACTATAGCGCCTAATCTCTCTATTACCTTCGATTCCCACTTAACAGCACTCTCACCATCCTTAAATGTTTTTCTAATTTGTATTATATCAGGCTCACCGTAAATATATCTAAATCGTTTAACATATTCAGAAGAGGTATGATAGGTAACCCAAAAATCATCGGGATGGCATCCTGTTTTATACAAACAGTTACTTGTTATCTTCGCGGCAAATCTTACTCCGTAGTAAAATTTTTTATGTGTTGACCAACCTATTAAATAGCAATAGGGTGTATAAATAGTATCAAGCTGTTGTTTTGTATCCATAATAATAGAGTAGCTGGGAGGTAGGAGTCCGCGAGCTATATATATTTATTCTTAAAAGAGTGATTTTAGAGGGAACTATATTATAATAATATATATGGGTAAGACACTTATAATGGATATGAATAATGCGATACATCGAACTTTTTGGACGGCTAAAACGATAGTAGGACTTGAAGATCCAGAAAAATTAAATAACTTTCATATTTACTTTACACTTAATGCGATTAAAAGTTATGTCAACACTTATAAGCCTGATAAGATCCTCGCCTGCTGGGATGAAAAGCCTGATTATCAACGCAATGATCGTAAAGATCTTTTTTCTGATTATAAAGGTAATAGGTCATCTGACACAGCGCCACATCAAAACAACGAAAAGATTAAGGAATTTCTTTATACCTTAGGTATTCCTTCTATTTTTCCACGGAAGCTAGAAGCTGATGATGTTATTGCATATTTGACCGAGTCTTTAGAGGGATCTAAGGTTATTATCTCGGTTGATAAAGATTTTTTACAGTTAATTAATAAAAGCGTTATTGTATATGATCCAATTCGTAAAAAAGAGACAAATACAGCTAATTTTGTAGAAAATGTAGGATGTGAACAGGTTAATTTCATGACTATCAAATGCTTAGTAGGTGATAAATCAGACAATGTACCAGGAATACCTAAATTTGGTAAGGTTAAGGTTAAAAAGTATCTCGAAGGTACAGTTAAACTCACAGACGAAGAATACTCAATTTTTACACGCAATCTCGAGTTATTTCGCCTAGATAAGTATCGGCAAATAGAAAATCGTGATGAGTTGATATACTATCAAGAACAAATGCCAAATGCTATGAGTTGCGAGCCTGATTTTCAGCAATTTATCGACTTATGTAAAGAGCATGATATTAACTCTATCTTATCCAAGAAAGAAGACTGGTATAATTTGTTTTTTGTTAAGCATAAGCTATTATCAATGTTTGCATGATTAACTTACCTGAAGAGTATATCGTACAGAAATTTTACGAATTAGGATACTACCCTAAAACTAACAAGTATAACAACACATACCAGTGTTCATGTCCGATTTGTAGAGAAGGTAACTCACTTGGTAAGAAGAAGCGTTGTTACTATATTCCTAAGAATGATAACATTTTTTGCCATAACTGTGGGTGGTCTGGTAAGCCATATACATGGATCAAACAAGTATCCGGTAAGACTGATACGGAGATTATTTCCGAAGTGGAGGAATATACAGGTGAACGTGAGATTTTGCCTAGCTTTGATGAGCCTATTGTTAACCCTAAGACAGAGACACTACCAAAAGACTCTATTAACCTGAGTGACCCTTATCAGCTTAAGTTTTACGGTGCGAATCCCATCGTCTCCGCGTGTTTAAACTTAATTCACAGTAGACGTCTAGATACAGCGGTAAACCGCCCTGACAATCTTTATCTTTCATTAACAGATCCTGTTCATAAGAATAGACTAGTGTTGCCGTTTAAGAACGAACATGGTAATATTGAGTTCTATCAGTCTAGAACAATATTACCAGCTGATAATAAGACAAGACCGAAATATGTATCGAGAATTAATGCTGAAAAAACATTATTTAATATAGACAAAGTTACTAATGATATATCGAGTGTCTTTATATTTGAAGGGCCAATAAATGCATTTTTTACTAAAAATAGTGTAGCTGTCGCGGGTATTACAGAGAGGGGTAATGCAACATTTACTGAAAGGCAACAAAAACAGGTAGATACAACCCTAAAATGGTTAGATCGTATTTGGGTACTTGATAGTCAGTGGATTGACAATGCATCTCTAAAGAAATCAGAGACATTATTACTAAATGGTGAGAAAGTCTTTATATGGCCTGAAAAGTTTGGTACACGATTTAAAGATTTTAACGATATCGCCATGCATTGTAAGATAGATGAGATATCAGCAGAATTTATACAAAAAAATTCCTTCGAATCACTCGAAGGAATTATTAAGCTCTCTGAAATTAAAAAGTTTAGACTCCTAAGTAGCTAGCTTTATTCTCTGTTGTAATAGCAGACTTAAATTTTTGAATAAGAGCAGCAACTTCTGTAGCTGCGCGTGTAATTCTGCTTTGCTGATCTTCAAGATCTTTAAGAATAGTATCTTTTTCAGCACCAGCAATTGATGATTGAATTGAATCACCTGTACCGTTAAGAAATTCGTTAAATTCTGTTAAGCGTTGCAACCAACCACTAATCTTCTCAACATATTGTGCATGTGCACGAGCTGTAGCTTCAGCAGCCGCAGCTGTATGTTGAGCTACTTCACTATTAGCACCTTTACCACCGGAAGGATCAACATCAAACTTACCAGGATCTGTACCTTGATCAAGCGATTGCTCCATTGCTTGTCTGTCTTCGTCCTGTTCATGTAAGGCTCTAAAAAATCTACTTTCAAACTTAGTCATATAATTATTTATACCAAAGCATAAATAAATACAATGCCAGTTGCAACAAATCCATACAATATAGGAGTCGCATCAAAGCCTATAGCAGACTTTGATGTATCTGCTCAGATTAAAAAATATGAAGATGAAGCTGCAACACATGAAGCTCCACAAGTTCTTCCGTTTAATTTTAATTCAGCAAACGAGTTAATTAGTAAACTATATCTTGATCTTCTTGAACTGAGAGCAATGTTTATTACTGCAGAAAGCAACTCACAAGTGAAGGCTAAAAATCTAGAACCTATATATAAGGTTATTGACAATATAGGTACAGAAATCACACAAAATATTCCTGAATTGCTTGATAAGTTAGCATTATAAGTTATAATTACTTATGATTAAAAAAATCGGAATATCACTCATACTTACTAGTTTAATAAGTCTTGGTATTGGGTTTATCCTGCAAAGTTTTATAGGGTTTTGGCAAGGTGTTACAGCAGCCTTTATTATTCATTTTTTAATTTTTTATCTTTTTAACCCTAATAAAAAGAGTCAAATCTTTTTAGAAAGTGAACAGTCTGCATTCAACCACCTTCTTCAGACACAAACAGTAGAGATAAACTGCCCTTGTGGGCAAAATCCAACCAAAGCACCTATACTACTTAACGAAGATAATATTTTTATCTGCGAAAAATGCGCAAGTAAGTATCGAGTTAATGCCACTTTTGAATCTGTCTTATTAACTGAACCACTTAACATTGAGAATGCATTTAATGCTTTAAAGAAAAGGGAACTTCCTTATACTAGTGTATAATGAGAACGTTTAACTTTAAACTTAAAACCGGTAAAGAAATTAATATGGGTATCGATGAGCTGACGCGTTGGGCGTGTTTGCTTGAAGGTATTGAGCAGGTATCAAATAAATGTGATGAGCTTGGCTATGGTAAGGATAACAATGAATGGATCAAACCTCTTGCATTTCAGAAATATATTGATGAACGCTTTCACTCTATGAAGCATGATCTTACCGTTGAAGCGATGATGGGTAATATTTAATTAGCTATAAAGCAATGATAATTGTCATCTAGGAGTATCCATGGCTGAGTTCAATAGCTAGAGACATGAGAGACGGTCATCAGGTGTGACTTTTTATTATTGGTATTCAGGACGCGTAATAGTGGGTGGTTTTGAAATTAAGGAAACGGAGTGAGGGAGACGATCATACGAAAACCCTGCGGCTCGTCTCGATCATACGTTCCAGCTGGGTTTGTTGCATCTTCACTACCTACAGGCGGGTGGTAGTAGAAACGCCATCCAGGTGTATAGACATCCACATATTCCCCTAATTCTTCATCATAATATGTTTCCACGTAGGTCGCGTTAAGATACCATGTCAGCCAGTGATCCTCGATGTAAGCGCCGTTGTCGAAGCTACCTTCGTAATAATCGTTCGTAGCTCCGCCAATAAACCCACCCCACGGGCCGTTGACGACCCACGTCATCGTAAAGTCTGTCTCCGGACCATCAGGATATTGATAGTGTCTGACATAGATTGTTTCAGGGAGACTGCCAACTGTTGGTGTAATAGTAGGCGTTACTGTTGGTGTAGGAGTATTAGTAGGTGTTACAGTAGGAGTTACTGTTATAGTAGGTGTTACAGTGGGCGTTACTGTTGGTGTAGGAGTATTAGTAGGTGTTACAGTAGGAGTTACTGTTATAGTAGGTGTTACAGTGGGCGTTACTGTTGGTGTAAGTGTAATAGTAGGTGTTACTGTAGGTGTAGGAGTTATTGTAGGAGTTACTGTTGGTGTAGGTGTTGGTGTAGGTGTTGGTGTTGGGCATGCGCCGCTGGTGACAGTGGCGTAGTAATCAGGGAAAGGTGGGTTATGAACATAAAAACCGTCAGGAGAAGAGCCGTCACTGTAGATATAGCTGACTCCATAAGTAGGATCGTCCAGCTCCCAAAATGATGTCGCGATGTTATAGTCGAGTGTGAACGTGCCTCCAGGTCCGGTCCCGGTAAATCCGACGACAACATTCCCAGACATGTTGAATTGCGTCTCCGTGGTAACAAGTGGGTCATACGTTGCCTGAGTGTACTCGACGCAGATGGTTTCGATACCTAATCCAGTAGGTGTTACAGTAGGTGTTACTGTAGGTGTAGGAGTATTAGTAGGAGTTTTTGTTGGAGTTACTGTTGGAGTAGGTGTATTAGTAGGAGTTATTGTTGGTGTATTAGTAGGAGTATTAGTAGGAGTATTAGTAGGAGTTTTTGTTGGAGTTATTGTTGGTGTTATTGTTGGTGTTACTGTAGGTGTAGGAGTATTAGTAGGTGTATTAGTCGGAGTTATTGTTGGTGTTACAGTAGGTGTTACTGTAGGCGTTACTGTATTAGTAGGAGTATTAGTAGGAGTCACTGTTGGAGTCACAGTAGGCGTTACTGTTGGTGTTATAGTAGGTGTTACTGTTGGTGTAAGTGTAATAGTAGGTGTTATTGTTGGGGTAGGTGTCGGTGATAGGAAGGGGGTAGGCGTTACTGTTGGTGTAAGTGTAATAGTAGGTGTTACTGTAGGTGTAGGAGTATTAGTAGGGGTTACTGTAGGTGTTACTGTTGGTGTTACAGTAGGTGTTACTGTATTAGTAGGAGTATTAGTAGGTGTATTAGTAGGCGTTACTGTTGGAGTCACAGTAGGCGTTACTGTTGGTGTTATAGTAGGTGTTACTGTTGGTGTAATAGTAGGTGTT